GTCCTCATCGCTCAAGCGCCGCCTGGAAAAAATCGGTGAGACCGGTGAGGTGCCGAACCAGAAGCGCAGAGCAGAAAACCAGCTGGCGCCGGGGGCCACCCTGATCCGCGAGTACAACGGCATTGCCCATCAGGTCAAAGTCCTGGACGATGGGCGTTTCGAATACCAGGCCCGTGCCTACAAAAGCTTGTCTGGGGTGGCCAAGGCCATTACCGGCACCGCCTGGTCTGGGCCGGCATTCTTCGGACTGCGCCAACCCGCGCCCAAGCGTCAGGGGGCATTGGCATGAGAAGACCTGTTCCTCACTCCAATACGCAAACGCCTGCCACTACCCCCAAGCGGCGCTGTGCGGTCTACACCCGAAAGTCCACCGATGAAGGCCTGGACATGGAATACAACAGCCTGGAGGCGCAACGTGACGCTGGGCTTGCCTATATTGCCAGTCAGCGCCACGAAGGCTGGATCGCTGTGGCCGATGGTTATGACGACGGTGGCTTCTCGGGTGGCAACATGGAGCGGCCTGCGCTGCGCCGATTGATGGACGATATCGAGGACGGAAAAATCGACATCGTCGTGGTCTACAAGATTGACCGCCTCACGCGCAGCCTGCCTGACTTCGCGCGACTGGTGGAAGTCTTTGATCGGCACGGAGTCTCATTCGTGTCCGTGACCCAGCAGTTCAACACCACGACGTCGATGGGACGCCTGACGCTCAACATCCTGCTGTCTTTTGCCCAGTTTGAACGTGAGGTCACCGGCGAGCGCATCCGCGACAAGATTGCCGCCAGCAAGGCCAAGGGCATGTGGATGGGCGGTGTGCCTCCCTTGGGCTATGACGTCAAGGATCGCAAGCTGGTCGTCAACGAAAGGGAGGCGGTACTGGTACGCGAGATTTTCATGCGTTACGCCGAGCATGGATCGGCCGCACGTCTGGTGCGCGAGTTGCAGGTCGAAGGGCACACGACAAAGTCCTGGGAGACCCAGACCGGTAAGTTCCACCACGGTCGGATCATTGATCAGCAGTACCTGTTCAAGCTGCTGCGCAATCGCCTGTACCTGGGTGAGATCACGCACAAGGGCGATGTTTTCAAAGGTCAACACCAGCCCATCATCTCGACGGCGCAATGGGAGGCGGTCGACGCCATCGTTGCGCAACGCAAGCGCAGCACGACCCGTGACCGCTACAACGAGACGCCGGCGCTGCTGGCGGGATTCCTCTATGCTCCCGACGGCCAGCGCATGCTGCCTACCTACACGCAGAAGAAAAACGGCAAGCGGTACCACTACTACGTTCCCTACCTGGAAAAGCGCCAGGCCGCTGGTGCATCACGCATCCCTGGCCAGCGCAGCATGGGGCCCATGCCGGCCGCTGAAATCGAATCAGCTGTGCTGATGCAGGTCCTGCGGGTGTTGCAGGAGCCCGAGATGATCATCGGCGTGTGGCGTGAAGTGCTGGCAATGCAGGAGCAACCCGGACTTGATGAAGCCATGATCGTGGTGGCCATGCGCCGTATCGGTGACATCTGGGCGCAGATGTTCCCGGTGGAGCAGCACCGCATCATGCGGCTGCTGATCGAGCGTGTGCAACTGCACCCGAATGGCCTCGACATTGTCTGGCGTGAAGACGGATGGCACCGATTCCGGCGTGAACTGGCCCGGCACCCCTTTGTGGTGGAGCAGAAAGATGCGCCCGCCATGGGGCGCCTCGGCCATGATGAAGAGGTGATGGCATGAGCCAATCCACCCCGCAACGTTGCAAGATCGAGATATCGGTGTCGGGTCCGTCGCGTGAATACCAGAGCCAGGGCTCGGCGGTGACCTTCGTCCCCTTGACCATCAAGCGCCGGCATACCCGCAAACTGTTGATCGCACCCCCTGGTCAGGAAGATGCCAAGGTCCGATCATCATTCGACTTGCCCATGATCCGCACGATCGGCAAGGCTTTCTACTGGCAAAAGCTGCTCGACAGCGGTGAGGTCGCCAATGCCACCGAACTGGCGCGGCAATTGAAGCTGGAGCCTGGCTGGGTCGCCGAGGTGCTGCGGCTCACGCGCCTCGCACCAGACATCGTGCAGGCCATTCTGGATGGGCGGCAGCCGCGCCACCTCAATCTTCACGCGATCCGGGGCCGGCAGGCGGACGTGCCCGTGGACTGGAATGAGCAGCGACGGTTGCTGGGGTTTCGGCCGATGGCCTGATCACGGCAGAACCCGGTCCTCTTCGCCTCACAACCCCTCATCGGTCTGCTTGCACCCACTGCAGGCGTTTTTTTCATCTGGATGCTGGCACGGGCAGCAATTGCCTGATCTGCCCACCTTTTGCGTCCACCTTGCCCACCGGTTTGCCCACCCCCTGAATCCCAAACTGCACTCACGTTTTCGCAATCACCTGAAAGGAGATCAACGTGAGTGTCAAACACCTGAATCAGCGCCAACTGGCTGAGCGCTGGAATGTCGCGGAGGCCACGCTCGAGCGTTGGCGATCTGCCGGTATCGGGCCGGTGTACCTGAAATTGCAGGGCCGCGTCCTCTACCGCGTCGAGGACATCGAGGAGTACGAGGCGAGGAGTCTGCACAGCAGCACGTCGTCGCGTGTCATGGCGGGAGGTGTGGCATGAACCAACGCCATCTGCCCCCGCAACAGCAGGATGTGCTGTCCATCCCGGCCACTGATCTGGCTGCATTCGATGCCCGCAGCCTGTTCCAGCTGAAGACGCTGGTCGCCGACCGCCTGGCCACTGCCAAGGCTGAAGTCGATCACATCGAACACGCCCTGAACTTGAAGTATGCCGAGCGCGCCAAGCACCTACGCCAGGTCGCCGGCAAAGACAGCGGTGTCGTGCATTTCGATGACGGCGACGTGCGTATCACTGCCGACCTGCCCAAGAAAGTCGAATGGGATCAGGCGCTGCTGGCCAACCTGGATGCGCGCATTGCCGCCAACGGCGACAACCCCCGCGAATTTATCGACGTCAGTTATCGCGTCTCAGAGACCAAGTTCTCCGCCTGGGCCAGTGCCCTGCGCGAGCAATTCATCCCCGCGCGAACCGTGAAGGTGGGCAAGCCCAGCTTCCGTCTCGCCCTGCTTTCGGAGTAATCACCATGTTCAAAAACCTCATCGAATCCCTGCGCAAAAAAACCTTGTCCCTTTCGGACCTGCCGGAAACCATCCGCGTGCCGGGCCACGCCGGGCAGACCGACATCGACCGCCTTCCCCTCGATCAGGCATCCGTCGATGACCTGGCCTTCGCTATCCAGGGCCTGGAAGCCCGCTCGTCTGAGATCTCCTGCCAGTTGCATTCCTTGCGCCGCCTGCACGATCTGGCCCGCGCCCGGGGCGCGCTCGGCACGGACAAGGTCACCGAGATCTTTGGTGGGGAGGTCTGATATGAGCTTTCCCTTCATCACCGCCGAGCAGCGCTTGGCAGAAAAGCGTGGCTCCAAAGGCGTGATCCTTGGCCCCTCGGGTGTGGGCAAAACCACGCTGCTCAAAACCGCCGATGCGACCCGCACCCTGTTCATTGACCTGGAGGCTGGCGATCTGGCCGTGCTGGATTGGCCTGGCGACAGCGTGCGGCCACGCACCTGGCAGGAATGCCGCGATCTGGCCTGCTACATCGGCGGCCCGAACCCCGCGCTGCGTGACGACCAGTCCTACAGCCAGGCGCATTACGACCAAGTGTGTGCCTTGTATGGCGATCCCGCCATGCTGGCCAAGTACTCGCTGATCTTTGTGGACTCGATCACGGTTGCGGGGCGCCTGTGTCTGCAGTGGGCCAAGGGGCAGCCGCAGGCCTTCTCCGAAAAAACCGGCAAGCCCGACACGCGTGGTGCTTATGGCCTGCATGCCAGCGAACTGGTCGGGTGGCTCACCCAGTTGCAGCATGTCCGTGACAAGGACATCTGGCTGGTCGGGATCCTCGACGAAAAGCTCGACGACTTCAACCGCAAAGTGTTCAGCCCGCAGATCGAGGGCTCCAAAGCTGCGCTGGAACTGCCCGGCATTGTCGATCAGGTCATCTCGATGGTGGTGCTCAAGTCGGATGACGGCACCCCTTATCGGGCCTTCGTCTGCCAGCACATCAATCCCTGGGGCTACCCCGCCAAAGACCGTTCCGGACGACTGGAGGTCGTCGAGGAGCCGCATTTGGGCCGCCTCATTTCCAAGATCACCGCGCCGCGCGCGCAATAAGCAGGAGAGTATTCATGAACAGCTACAACCACAACGCAGCCTGGAGTGACTTCAACGATGCCGAGGACCAGCGCGAGTACGCCCTGATCCCGCCAAAGACCCTGGCCAAGGTCATCATGGCCATTCGCCCGGGCGGTTATGACGATCCGAGCGAAGGGTGGACGGGCGGCTACGCGACCCGTTCCGACAAAACCGGCGCCATCTATCTCAACGCCAAGTTCACCATTCTGGAAGGACCGTTTGCCAAACGCGTGGTGTTCGGGCTGATTGGCCTGTCCAGTCCCAAGGGCCCGGAGTGGACCCACATCGGCCGCAGCTTCCTGCGCGCCATCCTGAACTCGGCACGAGGTATCCATCCGGCCGACAACTCGCCGCAGGCGCAGAGTGCGCGCCGTATCAAGGGGTTTGCCGATCTGGATGGCGTGGAGTTCGTCGCCCGCATCGATGTTGAAAAGGATCAGAACGGCGACGACAAAAACGTCATCAAGGCCGCCATTCAGCCGGATCACAAGGAGTATGCCGCGCTGATGGGGCAACCTATGCGCACCCCAAGCCACGCATCCTCGGCTCCGCCCACCGGTACGCCTCCTATGTCATCGGCGCCTGCCGTTCCCACCCGTCCCGCCTGGGCGCAATAAGGAGGGATGGCGATGATGCTGCGTCCTCGGCAGCGGGAATTCGTCACCCGCTGCGTCACGGCCCTAAAAGCCCATGGCAACACCCTCGGCGTGGCGCCGACCGGTGCAGGCAAGACGATATGCCTGTCCGGCACCGCCGGGGAGTTTCTTCAACATCCGGACGCCAAGGCCTGCATCTTGGCGCACCGCGACGAATTGACCGCACAAAACCTGAGCAAGTTTGGCGGCGTCAATCCGCACGTCAGCACCTCGGTCTTCGATGCGCATCAGAAATCGTGGTCGGGTCAGGCCACCTTCGCCATGGTGCAAACCTTGGCACGCAACCTCGAGAAGATGCCCACGCTGGACATGCTGGTGATCGACGAGGCTCACCACTGCGCGGCGCCCACCTACCGACTGGTCATCGACTCGGTCCTGGCCAAGAACCCGCATGCGCTGATTTATGGCGTGACCGCCACGCCTAATCGCGGGGACGGCAAGGGCCTGCGCGAGGTGTTCTCCAACGTGGCGGACCAGATCCGGCTGGGCGAGCTGATTCGCTCTGGCCATCTGGTGCCACCGCGCACCTTCGTGGTCGATGTCGGCACGCGCGACGCGCTCGACGGCGTTCGCAAACTGACCGACGACTACGACATGAATGCCGTGGCATCCATCATGAACACCACGCCTGTGAATGCGGCGGTGGTTCAGCACTGGCAGGCGCACGCGGCCCGGCGCAAGACCATTGCATTCGCTGCCACCGTGGATCATGCCCATGCCGTCTGCCAGGCCTTCAACGCGGCGGGGGTTCGGGCCGCTGTGGTTCATGGCGAGATGACACCTGCCGAGCGACAAGCCACGCTGGCGTCCTATGAAACCGGCGATGTGATGGTGCTGGTGAATGTGGCGGTGCTCACGGAAGGGTACGACTACACCCCGACCTCCTGCATCGTGCTGTTGCGGCCCAGTTCCTACAAGTCCACGCTGATCCAGATGGTCGGGCGTGGCCTGCGCGTGGTCGACCCAACTGAACACCCGGGCGTGATCAAGACGGATTGCGTGGTGCTTGACTTTGGCACCGCCTCCCTGCGCCACGGCAGTCTGGAGCAGGAGGTCGATCTGGATGGCTTCGGCGGTGATGGCGAGGCGCCGACCAAGCGCTGTCCTCAGTGTGATGCCGAAGTGCCGATGGCCAGTCGCGAGTGTCCGCTGTGTGGTCACCGCTTTGCCAAGGAGATCGAGGAGACGCGTCACCAGATCAGCGATTTCGTGATGACCGAAATCGATCTGCTCAAGCGCTCCAACTTTGCCTGGTGTGACCTGTTCGGCGACGACTGCGCACTGCTGGCCACGGGCTTCAAAGCCTGGGCTGGGGTCTTCTTCCTGAGCGGACGTTGGTACGCAGTCGGCGGCGCTGAGAAACTGCCCGCGCGCTTGCTGGGTGCGGGCGAACGTACGGTGTGCCTGGCCCAGGCCAATGACTGGCTCAATGACCAGGAAGTCGACGATGCCGCCCACAAGACCCGTCGCTGGTTGCAGGAGTCACCCACACCCGGCCAATTGCGTTACCTGCCTGCGCCGCTGCGCGCGGATTTCAGTCTGACCCGCTATCAGGCTTCGGCGCTGCTGACCTTTCAGTTCAACAAGACGGCCATTCAGCGTCTGGTGACGGCGGCCAACGATGCGGTGATGGCCGAGTTTCGGGAGGTAGCGTGAGATGTGCCGTGTGCTCCCGCCAAGCCAAAGGCCTAGGGTATTTCAACCCGCGCTTGCGGCGCTCCGACCCCCGTCGCTACAGCGATCGCTGGGTGTTCTGTTCCATGCCTTGCCAAAACGCTTTCTCCCGGCTGATGGAGCGCCTGACCCAGTTTCAGGAGGACGCCGTGATTGATCCCAGTGACATGGAGCTCGCCGCTATGCAATCCGCACTCGGCCCCTTGGGCGAGTACGTCGCTTCCATCGGCATGGATCGCCCCTTGGCCGATTACGGCAAGGACGAAGTCCTGCGCCTGGTGGAGGTCGTGGTCGACGCCTATCAGGCCCACATGTTGGCCGAGCACGAACGCATGGTCGAGCGTGACCGTACTTTCTTTGAACAACTCGCCAGCCGCAAGGCCACTGCCGGCACGGGTGGCGACCACCACAGGATTCCATTTTGATGATCGACCTGAACCATCAACCCAAATTGCACGAGCAGGTGTCAATGCGGCTGGATGCAGCCTTGCAAGCCGAGCGCAGCCATCAGGCACGCCGGCGCTATCTGGGCGCCTCACGCCTCGGTGTGCCCTGCGAGCGCGCCCTGCAATACGAGTACGTCGATGCGCCGGTGGACGACGGTGCTGAGTTGCCCGGTCGCACGCTGCGGATCTTTGAGGTCGGCCACATCATGGAGGACCTGGCCATTCGCTGGCTGCGCCTGGCTGGTTTCGAACTCTACACCCGCAAGCAGGATGGCGAGCAATTTGGCTTCTCCGTCGCGGATGGCCGTATTCAGGGGCATGTCGATGGCGTGATCGCTGGCGCCCCTGTCGAACTCGGCTTGTCGTTCCCCATGCTATGGGAGTGCAAGACCATGAACGACAAGAACTGGCGCGATACCGCCAAAAAGGGCGTGACCGTAACCAAGCCGATCTACGCCGCGCAAATGGCGATCTATCAGGCGTACATGGAGCCGAGTATTCCTGGCATCGCCTCCCAGCCTGCGCTGTTCACCGCCATCAACAAGGACACCCAGGAGCTCTGGCTGGAACTGGTTCCGTTTGATGCAGCGCTGGCGCAGCGCATGTCGGATCGCGCCGTCAAGGTAATCCAGGCGACCGAGGCCGGTGAATTGCTGCCGCGGGTGGCGTCTGAGCCGAGCTTCTACGAGTGTAAGTACTGCGCCTGGGCGCGTCGGTGCTGGAGCGAGCAGGGTGTGAACGCATCGGGGGTGCGGTCATGAATGCTCGTCTTCCTCAACCCGTGAGCGAGGCATTGGCGGTGACCGCCCGTCGCCAGAAGCCCCTGATCGGCGCATCCCTGCTGGAGCGTCTGCTGCTGCGTCATGTGGCTGTCGTGTGCCCGGAATCGCGACTGGTCGTGGCCGTGATCAAACAGGCGTTCGTGGACCTGTGCTCACCCTCGAAGCATCAGCGTGCCGAGGCCCGGCGATTTTTCCAGGACGGGCGTTTGGAACTTTGGTGCGACCTCGTCGATTTGTCACCTGAATTCATGCGCGAGATCGCTATCAAGGCGGGCTACTTGAATCCGGCAGACACCGACGAAGGAGGTGCCCATGCTTGATTTCAATGACCACGACCCTGCTGTTCCATCACCCAACGGGAATGCCGAACGTGATGAGCTGCGTTCGGCCTTGCTGGCGCGACTGGAGGGGGTACTGTTTGCCCTATTCCCTGCTGGCAAGGTGACACACGGCAAATTCGTCGTCGGTGATGTGCTGGGCAGTCCGGGCCGCAGCCTGGAGATCGAACTGGACGGCGAACGGGCGGGCCTGTGGATCGACCGCGCCACGGGTAATGGTGGCGATGTCTTTGCGCTTATCGCTGCGCACCGCCATTGGGACACGCATCGTGATTTCGCGGCCGTCCTGGGTTTCGCCTGGGAGCTGCTCGGCCGTGCCCCCGTCGTGCCTCCCGCCAAACGCAAGGCAAGCGCGCCGGTGGATGAACTGGGGCCAGCCACCGCCAAGTGGGACTACCTGGCCGCCGACGGCAGTCTGATTGCCTGCGTGTATCGCTATGAGCCCAGCCCTGGGCGCAAGGAATTCCGACCTTGGGATGCCAAGCGCCGCAAGATGGCGCCGCCCGATCCGAGGCCGTTGTTCAACCAACCTGGCATTGCCCATGCCGATGAGGTAATTTTGGTCGAAGGCGAAAAATGCGCCCAGGCCTTGATCGACGCTGGCCATTGCGCGACCACTGCGATGCATGGTGCCAACGCGCCCATCGACAAGACCGACTGGTCGCCTCTCCAGGGCAAGCATGTCCTGATTTGGCCTGACCGCGACAAACCCGGCTGGGAATACGCCATGAATGCCGCCGAAGCGGTCATGGCAGCCGGTGCCCAGCATTGCGCGGTGTTGATGCCGCCGGCCAATCCCACGGCGCAAGATCCTCAAGGGTCTGCCGATGGCTGGGACGCGGCTGATGCCATTGCGGAGGGCTTTGATGTGGAGGCCTTCCTTGCCTATGGTGAGCGCATCCAGTTCCAGCCGTCGACAGCAGACGCCACACAGGCGGCAGATCCGACCGAGCAATCGGTGTGGGCCACAGAAGACGCGCTGGCGCTGACCTTCTCGGGTCGGTACGCCCAGGACTGGCGCTATGTCGCTTTGTGGGGCAAGTGGGTGTTCTGGACCGGCAAGCGCTGGCAAACCGAGGAGACCCTGGCCGCGCACCACCTGATGCGGCAGATCTGTCGGGAGGCCGCGCTCAAGGCCGATTCGCACCGGGTAGCAGCCAAACTTGCCAGCAGCGGCACCGTGGCTGGCTTGGAGCGGCTGGCACGCTCCGATCGGCGTCATGCCGCTACTGCCGACGAGTGGGATGCCGACCCCTGGCTGCTCAACACGCCTGGTGGTGTGGTGAATCTCAAGAATGGCGTGCTGCGCTCCCACGATCGCCTGGATCGGCTGACCAAGATCACGACGGCCACGCCTGCGGGCGATTGCCCGACATGGCGGCAATTTCTCAATGAGGTCACGGGCGGTGATCAGGCTTTGCAGGCCTACCTTGCCCGGATGGCGGGGTATGCCCTGACCGGGTCGACACGTGAGCACGCGCTCTTCTTTCTGTATGGCACGGGTGCCAACGGCAAA